AAAAAGTCCATTTACTTTTCACCTCCGTTAGTCCGAATAATAATATAATAATAGTTGTTATTATAACACATTTCTTTTAATTTGTCAAGTTCTTTTTCTTCGATATAAGTAGCACTTCTACCAAAATCTGTGATAATATTTACATACATTTATTCATACTCATTTCTTAATGTATCATCTGCAGGTATAAAACGAAAAGGAATAGCTCTCCATTTCTCTATATCTTCACCTTGTAATCGTAAATTTTTATCTTCTGGAACATAGTTTGATGGTGGATCTATGTATGCATCTGTTGATACTTTGTTCCAGACGACAGGAAAGATTTCATCGACCTCATGTTCTGCCCATAGTTGTTTAACTTTAGCAAGACACATCTCTCTATTGTATTCAACCTTACGTTGATAATCCCAATACTCTTGGAGATCGAAGTATTCTTTTTCTGTAATCATCTTATGATTTGTATATTGGCATCTTTTGTCCATACTTCAAGCTCTTTTCTTATCTTATTTTCATTCTTTAATTTTGAATATCTTTTAGTGGCAAGTTTCTTCCACCATTGCACTACATTATCGAACTCAAATTTATGGTAATTGTCACCTTTATTTAGTGTTTCAGTTTCACCTGTCAGATATTCTTTAACATTAGAAAAACCATAATCTGAGAAGTATACTCTTTTTTGTTCCGTCAAATCTTTAATACTATTAATAAACTTTGAAAACTTTTGATATAAGTGTTCATCTTCTTTACGTAAACTTTCTTTAATTGTAGAAATCATTTTAGTTTGCATTTTAAGTTTTCTACTTGAAGCATCTGCAGGTACAAGAGGTTGATTGTCGTTTCTTTTTTCAAACCAATCTTTGATTTCTTTAAACTGATCGCCGTGTATTAATGGTGCAAAATTACTATCAGTTAGGCCTTTAAATCTTAATAAAGGTTTCATACCATCATATTGTGATGCGGACTTACTACTACCGTATAAACTAGTTGTTTCAAACATACAGATATTAATATTGTATTTTTTGTTTAGTCTTTCTCGTATCTCATGTGTTGTACACATACCCGCTAATAATTTACCACCAAGATAATTATAACCAAAAGGTTGTGTAGGAACAATCACAAAACCCATAATAACACTTTGATTGAAACGACCCATTTCTTTTAAATCTGTTGTATTTAAAGGCCGACCTAAGAATAGATTTCTTGGTCTATTATTAATTGTAGGTGAACCTAGTCTTACGAAACCAACAATCTTATCAGTATTCTTTTCAACAACAAAGAACTTAAAGTTTTTACCAGGTATACTAGTCATATTAGTATGTGAAGAAACTTTATTTAAATATCGATCAAATATTTCTGTTTGAGGTTCAACAATCTTAAACTCCATATCTTCAGGTGATATATCAAAATTATCAAAAAAATCAGTTTCATCTTCCATACCAGGTAAAGAAACAGGTACATCCTTTAACTGTTCTAGTTTTTGGTCTTTCATATATTGATCAATACGTTCATACTGTGAAAAGTATTCAATGAAATAATTCATAGCCCAAAGTGAATCTTGTTTATTTAATCTCATACGAAAAAACTTTCTACTGTGTTTGTTACTTCAGCATCAATATTCCACTTGATACTTTCTAAAATAAATTTCATCGGTTCTAAAAATGATTTAGTAAATTGCATTTCATAATCAATCATTTCATGGAATTTGAATTGATATGGTAATTTTGTTAGAAAAGATATAACATGAGTTTGATATAAATTAGGTTTCTTCAAATGAATATATTTAATTTTATCACCTTCTTGTATAAAAGAATAGTGTGTTTGTAAATTGTTTTCTTTTAGAATATGATTATAGATTAAAGCACCTTTGACATGCATAGGTGTCGACTTACGAAAGATAGAACTAGGATCTGCATACTTTTTTAAACCATTCACAGATCGTGGAAAAGCAATTTCTTCAGGTGATAGATGTTCAAACTCTCGTTTAAAGTTAGTAACAAACTCTTGTAACTCACTTTCTGATTGTGTCATAATAATCTTTAGTGCTTCTTTAATCTTTGATCGACAGACCATAGGAGTAGATGATTTAACTGCCTCAATACCCATAATCTTCAATTGTGGTTCTGCATATTGAACACCTTCACTGTTATGCACATTGAGAATATATCTTTTCTTGGCGGTCCAGATACCTTTATCTGCAATCACTTCTCGTTTCATAAACATCTTTTGATCAAAGGCATTCATATAGTCTGCCAATTCTTGATAACATTTATCAATATAAGGTTCAACTTTTTCTTCACAGAACTTATCTAGTGCCTTTACTACTTTAGTTGTATCTAAATTTTTACCAATCTTATTGACAAGACCAGACATGTTGATATAAATTGAATCAGTATCAGACGCAATAATATAATCTTTGTCTTTAGTTTTAAGTACGTTATTAAGATACTCATTCATTTTCTTTTCAATCCAACGAATAGATAATTGACCAGACATCGTCACGGCCTCTGCTTCTCGATGGTCATAATATCGAAAGTATTGATTGCCAATCGCACCATAAGCTGAGTTCAATGAAATCTTTTTTGAGAATTGTATGATGTGATATTTGGCAATGTCATCAAGTAACTTTTTATTCTTTGTTTGTTCGTATTCTTGTTTTGCCTGTAACATCAGTTTCTTATACTTCACACGATCATCATATTCTTTTTGTATGATAGCAGAAAGAAAACCTTGTTTATCATTTCGATACATTGTGCCGTTAGCGGCAATTGTGATATTATTGTTCTTTAGTTTTGATAAATTATATTTCTTATCTAGTAATTTGTCAAGATTTAATTCTGATTTAGAGTTGACAATTGTTTCTGGTGAGATATTATATTGCATAATCAAGTGTGGATACAGAGAGTTCAAGTCAAATGACACAACCCATTCATGCAATCCCACTTCAGGATCTTTCACATAGGCACCCACTAATTCTTTAGGGTTTTCTTTTTCTTGTTTTAAAGGTATAATAATATTTTGATCACGTAAGAAGTTATAGATTAAACAATCCCACATACGTACTTGAGCAAATACATCTTCATAATTTGCCTTTGCATTGTAGGCCATTGTTAAACATAATTCAATTAATCTAAGTTTTTGTTCAAGTCGATCAACAAGTTCCACGTCTTGAATATTATAATCAATAAATGACTGATAATCTTTTGTATACCATTCTTTAAATGTTTCATAAGGATTGTCATCTTTCTTTTCACCCAATTCAATAAATGCAATATGATCTAGTTTAAAACTCTCTTGGTTTTTCTGTGTCATTCTTTTGTAGAGATCCATATAGTCTAACTGAGCAACACCTACAATGTTATATCTTGCAAGTTCACGGCCCATGATTGTAAGATAGTCACTACGTACAATGCCCCATGGTGATAATTTTTTTACATCACGTTCAGACATGATGTTAATAATACGATTACAGATGTAAGCCATATCATACAACTTACTATTCCAACCTGTGATAACATCAGGACAATTTTGTTGCCAGAAACTAAGAAAGTCAGACAACATATGTTTTTCAGATTGGCAATGAATATATTCAACATAAGATTTGTCGGTCTTAAACTCACCTGTACCCCATACAACTATTTTACCGTTGTTATGATTTTTGATTGTGATACAGAGAACTTCTTCAGATGCATCATTAGGATTAGGGAAACCTTCTTCACATGCAACTTCGATATCAATGGTAAAGATTTTAATCTTTTTAAGATCCCATTGAACGTCACCTGTGTAATAGTCTGATATGTATTGATATTGAAATCTTTCCATACCAAAACCAAAATCATCTTGGCCTGCATAACGTTGAATAAATTCACGTGCATCTTTCATTGATTTCATTTTCTTTGGTATCAAATACTTACCTGATAGTGACTTATACTTCGTCTTATCACGATATAAATGATACATGGTAGGTTGAAAGTAGACACGATCTTCAAATCGTTCACCACCTTGGACACCACGTACAAGAATTTCGTTACCGTATTGTGCTACATTTGTATAGAAATCGTTCAAGGTACTTTTACCACCAATCCATCATGTTGGTCAAACAAAACAATTTGACAACCACATCGACTATACTTTTCATCATACTTATCAGTATATTCTAACACGGCACGTTCAGGTGTTTCTTCATCTAGTGGTTTAACTTTCTTCAATGATTCTTCGGTCAAATGAACATGACAAGTACCACAAACACAACCGCCACCACAAATTGCTTCGATGCCTGGAATGTGTTCGTTCTTTGAATAGAAACGTGCGGCCTCCATGACTGTTGTGTCTTCCGGAACTTCTATTGTTTCAATAAGATTGTTGTTTTTGTCTAAGAATGTTACTTTTGGCATAGTATAATATTATATCACAGTTTGATATAAAAGTCAAGTGTCGTTATTATCTTCTTTTTCTATGTAGTCGGATAGAACAAATCGTCTATTAGGATTTACTGCCACTCGAAAACGTGTCAATAGGTCACGGTTGACAAGTATGGTACTTTTTGCATCTTCTTTTGTTAGACCAAAAGGTACATTGTTATAAACTCTATTATTAAACTTGACATCTAGTTCTATAATTGGTCTTGTTTCTTTCATATTAATATGTTCAGGATTACTTACACCAATTATTTTACTTTTAAATTTTTTACCTTTAAA